GAACCAATGGATAAAGACACGGTTGAAGGCATCGTCCAAAAGGCGGTGCAAGATGCTGTTGATTTTATCGAGAGCGAAATCTCTGAGCCAAGGGTCAGGGCGCAGCGTTACTTTGATGGCAAGGTGGATATTGGGCATGAGCAGGGCCGATCAAAGGTCGTTGCCACAAAGTGCCGTGATGTTGTTCGTGCAATAAAACCATCTATTCAGCGCGTCTTTCTTAGCACAGAAAACCCGGTTGAGTTTGTGCCTCGTATGCCAGAGGACGTTGCTATTGCGGAGCAAATGACGAAATACGCTAACTATAAGTTTCAGCAGAACAACGGCTATCGTATGCTCAACGATGTGTTCCAAGACGCTATGGTTAAGAACTGCGGCATTGCCAAGGTAATGTATGAGGACAAAACCGAAAGCGAGACATTCACATATACTGGCTTGAACGAAGATGAATTTATGTTCTTGGCAGAAGATGATGACGTTGAAGTTTTAGAGCAAACCATCACGCAAGAAATCGAAATTGACGAAATGGGCGTTGAGATTGAACGTCCTGTTTATGACGTTAAAATTAGCCGCACAACTTACGATGGCGATATTCTTATAACATCCGTTCCACCGGAAGAGTTTTTTGTGGATCGGAATGCTCGAAGCATAGACGATTTTTTCGTGGCGGGGCATCGCACCGACATGACCATTGGCGACTTGCTTGCTATGGGTTACGAGGAAGATGAAATCCAAGGTTTAACTGGCACTATTTCAACTATGGAGTCTGAAGCTGAGTATGAGCGCCGTGGTTATACCGTTGATGAAGATGATGACGAAAGTGCCGACCCAACTTCTAAAAAAGTAGTTGTTACAGAAGCCTATATGAAGATTGACGCAGATGGTGTCGGCGTTCCGCAACTTTATCGTTTTGTATTGGCTGGCGCTGGTTACAAAATGCTTTCATATGATAAGGCAGATGAAGTTCCGTTTGCTGTGTTTGAAGTAGACCCAGAACCACACGCATTTTTTGGTAGATCGCTGGTTCAGTTGGTTCAGGACGATCAGGATGCGGCAACGGCAATGCTTCGCGGCGTTTTGGATAACGTAGCACTGACAAACAATCCGGGCCTTGAAGTTGTCGACGGCCAAGTTTCAATAGACGATCTTTTAAATAACGAGATCGGTCGAATTGTTAGGGTAAAGTCACCCGGCGCTATTCGTGAGCAAGTTGTTCCATTTACTGCGGGCTCTACTCTGCCCGCGCTGCAATATTTTGATATGCTGGTTGATAACAAGACAGGCGTTTCTAAGGCCGCACAGGGGCTTGATCCAGATGTATTGCAGTCAGCCACCGCGACAGCTGTTGCAGCCACCATGGAGGGCGCTGCGGGGCAGTCAGAGGTTATGGCGCGTAACTTAGCTGAAGGCGGTATGCGTCAACTGTTTAGATTGATTGCTTCGGCAATAATTAAAAACTCAGACAAAGAAGAAATTATCCGTCTGAATAATCAGTTCGTCGCCGTCGATCCGCGCGTATGGAACGCCGACATGGATATTGTAGTTAATGTCGGGTTGGGTACTGGCCGCGAAAATGAAAAAGCTGCGGTGCTGCGCGAGACCGTTCAGATGCAGATGAGCATTTGGCAGCAATACGGTCCGAATAATGGCATGGTCACGATGACTAATATTCGCAACACTCTTGGCGATATGTTGTCTGCGGTTGGTCTTAAAAATTCAGACCGTTACTACCAGCCAGTTACGCCAGAAAGCGAACAGCAGCTAATTGCTCAAAAGCAGCAAGAGGCAATGATGGCGCAACAACAACAGCAGCAAGGTGGCGCTCCAGCATCTGATCCAAACCAAGCGTTTTTAATGGCAGAGCAAATGAAAGCGCAAAGCAAAGTTCAAGTCGATATGGCGAAGTTGCAATTGGATGCACAAAAAGCATCTGCCGATCAGCAATTTAAAATGCACGAACTTGCTATGAAGGACGATTTGAAGCGTGATGAGATGGTTCAAGACCTTGCCGTTGAAGTCGCGAAGATTTTGGGCCAGTATAACGCAACTGTGAATGTTGCTTCTGTCAAAGCAGAACAGGACGCGACACGCGCACACAACGAACAAATGATGGGCGGTTATGGATTACAAGGTTAGGGCAGCACGATCTCGGTCGTTAATGCAAAACGAACATTTCCAGCTAATCATGAAGGATTTGCGAGACCAGCAACTTGAGGGTTTTGCGAATAGTAGCGCCGACGAAGTGGAAAAACGTGAAGACGCTCACGCCATTTTGAGAGCATTAAACCAGATTGAGTATATTCTCCAAGCGGACGTAAACGCTGAGATGCTCATAGAAAAGAAGGGTAAGCACCGCAATGCCGACTGATCCTAACGATGGAAGCATAGCTTCTGTAACTGAAATGCTGATGGAAACCCCGCAGCAAGATAATTCAAGCGAGGCTGTTGAGGCTTCCGAGGAGGTAACTGAGGGCGCTCAGACTGAACCGGAAGAGGTAATGGCTGAGAGCGAGGATGACACTAGCTACGATAGTGATGATGAGGTTGTAGAGCCTGATTATGAAAATGTAGATGAGGATGAATACACCGACGAGCCAGCCGCTCCTGTGGAGCTTTCTGACGATCTTGAACTTGAAATAAAGTCAGATGGTCAACTAAAGAAAGTGACCCTGCAAGAGCTAAAGCGTGGCTACGCTGGGCAAGATTACGTCCAAAAGGGTATGGAACAGAATGCTAATTCTCGTAAAGAGTTGGAGCAACTGAACCAAACCATGCAACAAGAACGTGAACAGTTTTTGCAACGCATTAACCAACTCGAAAATGGTGAACTTTCACAAATGCCTCAGAAGCCACCAAAGGAGCTGCAAAACAGCGACCCTTTAGGCTATTTGGAGCAAATGGAAGAATACCGCGAAAATGCTGCAAAATTTGAAAGCCTTAAACAAGAGGCTGAACAAGTTAGGCAGCAGCAACAGGCACAACAGGCGCAAGCCAATAATGCCTATATTGCTCAACAAGCTGAAATTCTGAAACAAGAAATTCCAGAGCTGCGCGATCCAGAAAAGGGCAAAAAACTCTTATCTGATATTCACGCAACGGCCACTGGTTATTATGGCGTTCCAGAAGAAATCGTTAGCTCGTTGACACACGGATGGGAATTCAAAATCATGCGTGACGCGGTAGCTTATCAGAAGCTCAAGGGAACAAAGGACAAGGTCGCAGAAAAGTCAAAAACTGCGCGTCCTATGGTTAAACCGGGGGCAAAGCGAACAGAGGATGGTCAAGCGAAACGGCGACAACAAGTGCGTTCTCGGATGAAGAAAAGCGGTGACATAAAAAGTGTCACTTCGTTCTTATTGTCATAGCGAAAGGAAAACACAATGGGTGTTCTAGCTAATACAAACGAAACATATGACGTCACAACTATCCGCGAGGATATTCAAGATGCTTTGATTTCGATCACGCCAACTGAGACAATTTTCATGTCTACAATTGGCACACGCAACGTCGAAAACACTTACTATGAGTGGGGCGAAGTTGATCTTGCGGCAGTCGCAACTGACAACCGCGTAATTGAAGGCGAGTCTGCTCCCGGTAACGACTCACCAACCAATGCGGTTCGCAAAGGGAACTACACACAGATTTCAGATAAAGTTGTCGATGTGTCTTCTACTGCAAACCAAGTCAACGGTGTTGGCGATGCGCAAACAGTTGCAGAGCAAGTTGCTTACAAACTGAAGGAACTGAAACGCGATATGGAAGCCATGTTGCTTTCTAATACTGCCGCGTCTGCTGGTTCTTCTGGTACAGCCCGTGCAACCGCTGGTTTGCCAGCCTTTATCACCACAAACACTGCGTTTGGTACTGGTGGTTCTGCTGGTACAACATCCGGTACAGGTGAAGCTGGCTTCCCTAACGCCGCTGCAACAGATGGCACAAAGCGCGATCTGACAGAGGATATTCTGAAAACTGTTATCGCATCTTGCTGGGATAATGGTGCAGAACCTTCTGTTGTTCTCTGTGGTTCTTTCAACAAGCAAAAAATGTCTGCCTTTACAGGTAACGCTACGCGCTACAAAGAAGCGGAAGACAGCAAGTTGAACGCTGCAATCGACGTTTATGTGTCCGATTTTGGTGAATTGCAAATTGTACCATCGCGTCACATTCGTCCTCGTGATGTGTTCGTACTTGACCCAAGCTATGCTTCGGTTGCTTACTTGCAGACTGCAAAGCAAGAGCCATTAGCGAAAACAGGCCACTCTGAGCGTCGACTTATCTCGGTCGAATATGGCCTTCAGGTTGGTTCGCAAAAAGCTCACGGCTTTATTGCTGACTGCTCCACTTCTTAATTCGATTGGGGGCTGTAATGGCCCCCTTTCCCCTTTTGGAGTTTTAAAATGCCTAAAGTAAAAATCACGACAGATAAAACATGGGTTGGTGGCTCTCGCGCGATAGAAAGTCAAACTTATGAAGTCACCTCAGAAGAGGCGAAAGTTTTAATTGCAAACGGCTTTGCAGAAGCTGTGGAAGTTAAGCGCGCACGGAATAAAAAAGGTCAGTTGAAGTCGGATGATCCCAGCACTCCTGATGTAAATGAAGCATGGGTTGGCGGTAAAAAGCCAAAAAAGAAAAAATGATAGAACAATTGCAAACAAAAATTAAGGAAGAGGATAACAAGGTTGTTATCTCACGCACACAAGATGTGCAGTCGATCCTTGATTATAACAAAGAAAAACAAATTGCTGGAACGGTTGCGCGTAGTGATATGCGCCATGTGGGCCAAATCCCGTTTGTTGTTGTCGAAACATGGATGTCCGAGTCTGGTTTAAAACTAGGGTCGAAAGAGTTTGCAGAATATGTTAAGAAGAAACTGTTGAGCGGTGATTACGCGAAACTACTGGTTCACGGCTACTGAGGGCGTAAATATGAATACTAGAAACACAGTTGCATCTGCGCATGACCGGATTGATGTCATTGAGCCGCGTATCACAAAGCTAGAAACCACTGTTCATTTGCAGTTCAAAGAGGTGTTTGCTCGAGTAAAGCGCCTAGAAGCAATTTTAATTGCTACTGCCGGAACTACCATCGCAATGCTTTTTGCAGTGCTTACCAAGATGGGCTGATGATCTGTGTTCTTGCCTTTGTGTCATTCAACCATGCTTGGACGCAGGGCGGGAACCAGCTGTTTCAATACTGCTACTATGATTGTGGTCTTCAAAAGAATGGCTTGTGGTACGATAAGGTTTACCGTGTCAGCTATCTCTTCGTTTGCCCATCGAGGTTCGTTGAAACATGATTGAAGTTTTAGCTCTCGCGAGTGCGGTTAGCACAATATCTGGAAGCATTAGCTCTGCGGTGCAGGCTGGGAAAGACGTTGGTTCAATACTCCCTCAGTTTGGCAAACTGGCAAAGCTGGAAGCTGATATAAACTTAGCAGAAAAGGGCCGACATAAAGGCCCGCTGGGTAGGCTTACCTCTACGGAGGAAGAGGGCTTTGCAATTGCAAACGCAAAAATGAAGCATAAAGAGGCTATGGATACTCTGCGATCTCATTGCCGCTTGTATGGGCCTCCCGGCATGTGGGAGTCAGTTCAACGCGAAATGGGCGCAGCCAGAGCGAGACAAAAGAAAGCTCTTGAGGAGCAGGCGGCAAAACGCGACCGCATATTTTACTTTATTACTGTTGCTGTTGCATTCGCCGTGTTCGCTATTGGTAGCGGCGGGTTGTTATGGTTCGCAGCGTTTCTAGCGGATGAGGCTCGGTGATGTGGCTGTTGCTCTGGTTCCAGCTTGAAACTAACGTCAACCACTTTGAGGTGGGCCAGTACAGCAGCGAAAAGGATTGTACTGATGAGCTGCGCCGAGCATCTATTTTGGTAACAAAGAACAACGAATATCTACAATGCTTCAAGGTAAATCTATGAAAGACGCAGAGATCATACGTCTGTTCGATCAGAATGTTGAGCTTGTAATTCAAGGCTTGGCTGCGCGGTCGGGTCGAGATTTTTCTGAAGTTTTAGCACTTTTGCGAGATAGAGGAATAAAATATGCCAAATGAATTTGATCTAAACGGTAATGGAGAGATTGATCCGATAGAGCATGAGATCATGTTGGAAGACCGCCGCCGCCGCATGGAGGACTCAGACGCTAAGAGAGACGCACAGAGGCGCATGACATGGTTTTCCTTATCAGGGATGGTTTTATACCCTTTCGTCATTCTAGCGGCCTCTCTGTGGGGCTTAGAGACCGCTGCAAGTTTATTGGCTGACATAGCGGCGGTTTATGTTATCGGGGCGTCTGGTATCGCTGCTGCTTATTTTGGTTTTAACGCAATGGAGAGTAAAAATGCTTCAAGCACTGATAGGGCCAGTAGCTGAGTTAGCTGGCGGCTGGCTTAAAGGTAAAGCAAGCGCACAGGCTGCGTCAGCAAATCTAAAGTTGGTTGAGGCGGAAGCCAAGGCAACCATAATGAAGTCGGCTGCTACCTCTGAAGCGGATTGGGAAAAGATTATGGCCCAAGGTACGCAAAACAGCTGGAAGGACGAGTATTTAGTTCTGCTTTTCTCCATTCCCTTGATACTGAGCTTCCTGCCTTTTGATTGGGCCAAGCAAGCGGTCACGGACGGTTTCGCTGCATTGGATACAATGCCTGATTGGTACAGCTACACTTTAGGGGTAATCGTTGCGAGTAGCTTCGCCGTGCGATCAGCAACTAAATTTTTCGGAGGAAAAAAATCATGAGCGATGCAATGCGTGAACTGCAATCCAAATGCGGCGTTGCGGCCGATGGTCAATTTGGCCCGAATACTGCCAGAGCGATTGCTAAGTTTTATCAACTATCGCCTGAAGCCGCGTCACATTTTTTGGGACAGTGCCACCATGAGAGCGGTGGGTTTAGACGTAAGCCAGAGGAAAACCTAAACTATTCCGCAAAAGGTTTGCGATCAACCTTTGGACGTTATTTCAAAACCGACGAACAGGCGGAAGAATATGCCCGTAATCCTCAAAAAATTGCGAATTATGTATATATGGACGAGAACCGAAAATACCCGCTTGGCAATACGAAAGACAATGACGGGTGGTTATTTCGCGGGCGAGGGTTCATCCAATGCACCGGGCGCTTTAATTACAGAGCATTTGCAAGCGAAATGCGTTTGCCAGATGTGATGGACAATCCAGATTTAGTTGCAACCGAATACGCTATGGAGAGTGCTATTTGGTATTTCGACAAAAACAACATTTGGGTTCATTGTAAACACGTTACCGATGACACTATTAAAACCGTGACGAAGGCTGTAAATGGCGGAACGCACGGTTTGGAAGATCGTATGAAACAGACTTACAAAATTCACAAATGGCTTGTGTCAGATTAACTTGGATTGTATAAATCTCTAGTGGGTGGCTATCATCACAACATAAATTGCC